GGTACTGCTAAATTAGGGTTATATAATTGCAGCGCTGACAACAGTATCGTAACTACCATCAGATTTGCGATTATATAACCCTAATTTAGCAGTACCTGATATGGCTCTGACCCAACAGCAGAAATATATTACATCTTTAGTGTCCCATATAAATGTGGTCTTGCTCAAAGTAAATTCGGCGTAAAACTGCTTTGCTGACTCTGAAATAGCGGTTAATCGTTGAACGCCTTCTGTAAAAGTATATTCTGAAACACCAGCGCTGGGGCTTAACCCATCTGCTAGTCCATCGCCGTCTGAATCCATTGGGAAGTTTCCAAGCTCCCCAACCATATTCACTATAATAGGATTCCTATCAAACACAGCCTTAATTTCTGTAAAAAATCCGTGTTGTTGCACAAATATATCCATCTGCTCTTTAGTCGGCTCATTCCCTGCACCGAATGTGGCTGTAAGGTCAATTACCATTATATCATCAACATAGTATTCTGTAGTAGATGAAGCGCTTGTGTTCACTACCAAAGTTATTCCACCATCAACGGCATCCCTAATTAAAGACCCAAACACCCATGTATCCAATGGAGCCGCATTCAGCACAACTTTGTTTACAACTTGCAAAGCATTCTTCCATGTAGATGAGAATGGATAATAATCAAATGCTCTTAGCACTTCACTTGCTGAGCCAGATGCTCTTAATGCCCACCCGCAACAATAAATCTTATTTCCATTTTGAAAAGCAATATGTTGTTTTATATCACCTGCGCTTGAATTTGTTAATATACGAGCTGATTTATTACCTGAATGACTCTTTGCAGTAGATACAGTTATAGTATCAGGCGTGGTTGTAGTCCAATTTATATCGCCTTCATTTTCAAAGCTACCCTTAGAAAGCAAATTAATAATTGTACGTGGATTACTCTTGCCATACACCCCTGCCCAATCAGTAAGTTTATTACAACCATTATCTAAATCAGGGTCAACATAAAAAATACATTTTGGAGGTAATTCGATAGGATGTACTTGAGGGGTTTTATATTTACCCATACTATTACACCTCACGCAATCTTAAAGTCGCTGTAAACCCATCAGCTATACCTAAATTAATGTCATTTGATAACACAAATCTTACACTTTCGCCACAAAAAATACCATGTATATATTTACTTTGACATTCATTAGCCGGAAAGCTTAATTGAGTAATAAGTGAATATCTGTCCTGTCCTCCTAGATTTAAAGCTTTTGTATATATCTTCACTGTTATGGACGTAACAGTTGAAGGATTATACAATGTTAGCATATATTCTCCCAATGTTAAATCAGGCTTAGTAAAATCAATATTAACTGGTGTATTAGCTGCAGTATTATTTGCCCATGTTGCTGTTTTATCACTTTCAACCTGCTTTCCTGATAATACTGTTGAATTTGTTAAAGAACCTTTTTCATTTACTAAAACTTTTTTAGTATTACCGTTTATGGTATATCCAAGAATTTCTTCAGCCAACAGAACCACCTTCTTTGGTTTTTGTCTCAGACAGTTTAATAACTATATCACCTTTATTTAGTCCTTTAACATCAATGCTCTTTTCTTCAGCTAATTTTCTAAGTTCGTCTACCTTCATGTTCTTATATTCAAATTTCTGATCCTGGGGCATATCGTGTGAATGATCTACAAGCGTATTTTCAGAGGATTTTTGCTCCGGCTCCGGCAGCGGATTATTTTTATATGCACAATTATTATGGTGTGCAGCAAAACTCTCATTTGTATAAAAATCAATATGACAATATGGACATTTTGACATATTTTTTTCACTCCTTATAAAAAATCTGATACGGGAATCGAAGTACAATTCCCATATCAGTCAGTTTATTTTATCCCAACAGTCTGGCAGCAAGCTCTCTTGTGAGAGTTTTTACTCCACAAATCATATCGATACTGATTACATCTTTTTTGTACTGGCTGTTGTAATCATATATAACTCTGAGGCCAAATCCGTTATAATTAACAATTGCTTTTTGCTCTGAGCTTAAGCCCATTGGTAAAGCAAGAGGCCTTGTAACGAGAGCAAACGCATTTTTGTGAAATGCTAAATTGGCTGTATGGCTTCCAATTATAGTCACAACTTTGTCGTTCGCAAATCCACCTACTGGAGCAGCCGGGTAGAATTTAACAGTTATCTCTCCTGCAGCAACCGCAGCATCCTCTGTTACTACATAGCTGCCAGACGTATCTGCAACAGTAAATATATCACCTTTCTTTAATGTTCCTGCTATGTTAGCACCATCAAATACTGCTGTTGTTGCTCCGGCTGCAACGGCTCCTTTAATTGTAATGCCAGGAGCATCAGCAGCAAGTGTACCTTTTGTATGCTTCCGTATATTCTGATCGATGTGAAAGTCCAAACCGAATTTTCTTCCCAGAGAACCTTCCCGTAAAGCAGTCCCATTATCTCCGACTTTTTCTGCTTCATGAAATGTTGACAGCTGTGATAATTTATTGTCTGCAGAAGAATCAATTACACAACGCCTGTTAAGGAAAGGAACCATATTATCATTCAACTTCTGTCTTACTCCTGTTATATCTTCAATCTTAGATGGAGTTGTCCCTGCTGTTCCGTAATAGTAAGGGATATCAACATACAAACTGGTCAAATATTGATCGACTTTCTGTGCAAATGATTCCATAGCCGGAGCAATGAGCTGTTCACTGAACTTCTGAATGCTGAAGGATAACTGCTCAGATGTTACTTCAAATGAAACATCCAAAAGTTTATCCATTACAACTTCAACTTCACTTTCAACTGCATCCTGGATTTGAATTCCGTTATTCCTATCAAATTCTTTTGCTTCAAATGTTGCCGGCTTTTTAACCTTGATTTTTGTACCAACACCTGATACAAATTCATCGGAATAATCCCTATGTACAAGGTTTGCCATAACAGCGTTGTTTGACAACAACATCAAAGATTCCTTTGCTATTATTGTTGGGGTTATAAGAGTATTTCCCATTGATTATTACCTCCATTTATTATTTTCCTTGTCTTGCTTTGATATAATCCTCCATTGAAGCTTTTTCAAGGTCTTCATTTCCATTTGAACCAGAACCGCCTTTATATGGTTCACGTCCATTTCCCTTGAATTTTTCTTCAACAGCCTTTTGCATGCTTGCAGACCAAACCGTTTCAAACTTCTGGAGATTCTCTAACGTTTTATTTTCATCTTCTCCTAAAAAGTAGTCAGCCAGATCATGCGGAAGGCCTTTAGAAGTCAGATGTGAAATTGCCTTGTTTTTTAGCTCAGACCTAATCCTTGACTTCTTTTCATTTTCCAATTCAACCTCAAGGGCTTTAAGCCTTTTTTGCTCCTCAGTTTCTGCAGGATACCGTTTAGATATTTCTTCATCAATGAATTTAGGCATATTTTCTTTTTGCCAAGCTTCAAGCGATTTTTTGAAATGTGTGTCTTTTTCTTGGTTTAGAAACTGTTTGCCCTCATCATTATTTGTAAGATAGTTAAGAACACTATCTTTAGTAATAAGGCTACCAAGAAAGTTTTTAACTTCATCGGTATCCTTATTAGTGTCCAAAAAAGCTTTTACTTCATTTAAATCCATCCAAAACACTCCTTTAAGGTATTTATAGTATTTATATAAACAGGTTTAACCTGTAATAAAGAAAATTATATGCGATGCAACTTCCAATCCTCATAATTTGTATATGGTATAATGCCATCTTCACGGGAACGCCTTACTTTTGGTTCATAACCTACAAGTTCAGCACGTATTGTGCATCTGCAATTAATATCTTCAGCTGGATCACCGAAGTGACCAGGAGCTTTTGCATGTAGTCTGCCAATATAAAACTCCTCATCTATTGCAACCTTCTGTCCATCCAATCTACCATGTGTATCCCTTACAGTACCATCTAAAGTTGCCATCCAGACTTTTACCATTTTAATTCCCTTATCTGCAGCATGCTGCATTGATGCAAGTCTTGATTCTTGTTGCACCCTATGAGCTTCAGTCTTAACAACTCTAATTGCTTTTTGTGCATCGCTTTCTAAAACGGTTTTAATTCTTTTTGCCATCCTTGGGTATGATTCACCTTGTACTAATCCCTGTGTTATTTGCTGCCTGACGTTGGTTATAATATTATCCCGGTTCTTTTCAAGCCGTTCATCTAATTTCATTCCAGACAAAGGATTTTGTATACTTGCCTTAATAACTTCAGGGTTTAACATACCGTAAGCAAGTTTAACCTGTGCTTCAGCTTCGATTGCAAAGGCTGTTCTGAAGAACGATTCTTCGTATACATCGCCAATCAATGTTTTTATTCTTTTGGCATTTGCACCAGTGAAATTGTATAACTCATCTCTTATTTCTTTTTCAAGATTTAAAAGCCGGTTATACTTTGTCATATCTGCATAAGTTAATGAGCCGTCCTGGCTGTACTTTTCATATATGTATGATAGGGAATTCCGAATTGATTTAAGTGATTCGGCATATGCCTGGACTAATTCTTTTTTGCATTGTTCAGTCATTTTATTTACTGCAATATCTGCATCATTAAAGTTTTTATCCATTGACATTATAAACACCCCTGCTTACACATTATCCAAGTCAACAGCATCTTCATTTTCTTGCTTAATTAAACTCAGTTCATAATCAACATCATCCACAAAGCTCAACAAGCTTAACCTTGTACGTTCTGACACAAGGCCTTTAAACTTTGATGTTGTTTCTGCTTCATCAAGTAGATTAAGCGGAAAATTACGTTTGAACATAAAGAAAATGTTCGTATAGTCAATGTTGATGCCTTTTTTATGCCATGCTGTGGTTAAAATTTTGAATTGCTGCCTGAGAGCTGCTGTAAATTTTCTTTCTGCAGTTATACATTTACTTTCAAGTCCAAACATCTTAAACTTCATTGCGATACCAGTAATTGTTCCGCCAAATGACTCATCATTAAAATTTACCGATTTAGCAAATCTTAATATGTTTTCTTCAAGCCTATTAAGATGATGTTCGATTACTGTGTCATTAAGAGTTTTTGTTATAAATTCTATTTTATCTTCTTTATCCAGTCCAAATGCTCCGGTTTTTCTTGCTGCTTTAATTACTTCAACTGTTGGTTCTGAACCGTAGAACGCCATATATGCAAGTCTGAATTGCTCCAGTTCACTGTTTACATCGCTTAATGTGTTATCATATCCGTCAATCAAATTCAAAACCTTTTCAACATCACCAAGCATTTCATCATTGTTAGGGAAGCATATCAGTGGCACATAATCAAACATATGAGGCTTTGGATTTATATCTTCGGATGTATCATAAATAAACTCACCTTTTTCATTTTCAATTAAGAAGGTGATATATTTATTGTCATACCATTCAACCTTAGTTCTTGTAAACGTTTTGTCATCTTCAGTTATTCTTACCGGATAATATCTCATAGCATACTGGAGTTCATTTATTGAGCCATCTTCAACGAAAATTGCTTCCCAAGGCTCTATGTTCATTATCTTTTCCTTACCTTCTCTGTCAATATACAATAGCCTTGCACCATAACCGCAAATAGCTGCTCTTTTAGCTGTCTCAGAATCAACATCGTCAATGTTGTTGCGGATATTGAAGTCTGATATAACACCTATATGCTTGTTATAAGTAACTTCATCTATTGTATCACCTTGCTTATACATATTTGGGTCAATATTGTATGTTATAGGCTTCCCGGCAAAGTACCCGATTTTAGTGTCGATTATGTCGCCAAAGAAGTCATTGTTAAGCTTGTTGTTAATTTTATTCTCATCCAAAAATTTACGTGAAAAGATAGGCACACCATTTTCAGTTGCTTTATAGCGTTCATAAAGTTTTTTCATTTTTATATGTCTTGCTTTGTGTTCTTTGAGTAAGTCTTTGATAATTTTGCTATAATCTTTTTCAGCAGCCTGCAGAATATTATAAATGGTTGAAACATCCACAAATACACCCCCTTAGTATAATCCTTGAATTGCTCTTACTTTTTTCCTGTTACCACCATCAATTTTTTCAGCAAGCCCAGTCAAAGCATCAGGAGCACAGTCATGTGCATTTTTGCCTTTAGCTTGATACTTCATCAGGTCAGTATAAAACTTGGGCCACCGAATTGCCCAGTTAACAGGAAAATATATATGTTCCATTACAAACGTTGAATTAGATATTATTCTTGATATTTTATTTTTACTTTGATGAAACCACTTAATAATAACCTTTCGGGTTTTATACTTTTCCCAGATTAACCTTTCAACATTTCTGGCAAAACCACGGCCTCCATTATTACTTTCTATCCAGGCTATATTTACATTGTTCTCAACAAGCAGTTTGGCATTGTCCGGCTCAGTAACTTCCATTGGTTTATCACTATAATATACATCAATAACATAACCTTCATTGTTGTATATAGCTGCAGCAATTGTACATGTAAAGTCTGCACCTGTATCAGCTGTGTCGGTATAACTTATGATCTGTTGATATATTAAATTTCCATTACTATCTGTAGGTAAATCAACATATGTTTTGAATGATGAATACAGTCGACCTTGTACATCTATGGGCTCTTGTTGATAGTTCGCCTGTGCAATTTCTGTTGACATCTTCCCAGGCTTTGTTTTATCTTTATAACTTTTGTAACTTAATAACTCAGGGCAAAGCATTTCTTGTTTTTCTTCATTCAGACATGCTTTTAATCTTAATTCAAACCATTCTTCCGGTTCTAGTTCAAGCAATCTACCACATAAATCCTTTGTACTCCACCTGGTCATTATGATAATTTGTATTGCATTTTCCTCAAGCCTGGAGAGGAAAGTATCTGTATACCAATTCCAGTGTCCTTCAAGCAGATTTTCATTTGCTGCTTCAGCTGCATTTTTTATCTGATCATCGATGATACCAATATTACAACCAACACCTGTAACAGTACCATTAAATGATGTAGCCAAATAGTTGAAAAATTGCCCTTCAAGTGACCACATCATTGTCGATGCATCACCATATTTAATCTTTGTCGTTGGGAATACATCGCTGAATATATTGATTTTAGGATCAACTTTTGTTGCATCAATTCCATCTCTTACAGCTTTACCAAACCTTGATGCAAGAGTTTCGTTATATGAGCAGCTTATTATTCTGTTTTCGTTGTTTTTGCCGAAAGCCCACTGGGCAAACATTGTTGCTGAAAATGACTTTCCATGTCGGGGAGGTTCGTTAAGTATAAGCTTTTTACAAACTATGTAGTCAGATAATCCTTCAGTCGTCTCAACGATCTGCCACTGATCAGCAGGATTGTATTTTATAATTCTACCTTCCAAGAGTGCCTGGAAGGTATCGCTAATCTGCTTAAGATGCCAGCGGGAGTCCTTGAAAAATTTTGGGTGAATAAGCTTGCAGTATTCCCATAAAGATTGTCGTGCATTAGCATGTTTATCACTTTCAGGGTTTTTCTTAGCATCAATAGTTTTTTTTATAAACAAACTGCTATTTATCTTTTTTTCACTCATAAGACCACCTATTTTTTGCTTTTATTCTCCCAAAATGGATGATTTCTTTTCTGAAGATGCCAGCAACCTCTTTCAATACATTTTTTCTTTTTAATCATTTTTACCGACATATGCCGTTTGTGATATTTGCAATATGCACAAGGATTATTTATCCAGTTCATTTTTATCACATCCTCACCGGCATTTGCTTTTTGGCTTACCACACCTGCAACACCTGTATCCACGTCCGGGGAAAAACTTTATCTTATGTTTTAAAAACAGAAAACATTTCTTCATAAATTCCTCCAATTAAAAAACAGGGTTCCCGGTAACCCTGTTTATTCTATGTAAATTTAATAAGTTGCTTATCCGGGTCACAACTTATTTATTTGGGGTCAGCTTTACTTATTTCATCTAAAAAAGTATTAATTTTATCTTTTGGTATGATGTAGCAGTTTTCAATATTGACTTCTGTAAGTTTGTTATCCTCAAACACTAAAATCTGATTGTCACAAAACACATAATTGTTATTAAATTTAATAGTTACTCCATTGGCTGTTTTACCATTATTCATAAGTATTTCACCTCCAAAAAAAGGGGATATCCTTCAATATGTTTTTTTTATGTGGGCAGGCTTCGCCATTTGGGTTTCATTCATCCCAAAATTATTACCTCCCATTATGACATATAAGCTTTCATCATACGACGAATCAGTATTACAAAGCTTATATTTTATTTGCGTTTTTAAGCCGTTTTTATTTTTATACGGCTTATGTATTAACTTTTGTTTTTAAACGGTAATTAAACGAATTTAAACGGGTTTTAAACGGGGTTATTATATTAACTCAACCCTCACTTTTTTCAATTACATTTACAGCTAATTCAACTACTCTTGGTTCACCCATTAATTCTATATTTACCTTTGCTCTCATGCGCCTGGCATCAAGCTTAACAATTCTACCTTCAAGCCCTAACAGTGGCCCTGATTTTACAGTTATTTTTCCACCTTCAATAAATATCTCTGATAATCCAAGAGGATCACCGTCTTGAGTAAGTCTAAGTAATAATGTTGTTTGTTCTTCTCTTATAAATACTGGACCATTTTCATCCCCAAGAATTTTTATTATGCCAGGTACACCTTTTACCAAATAATAGGTAGCTGTATCTTTCATATCAGTATAAAGAAAAACATAACCTTGCATTAATACTCTTTTTTTACTGTGCCAAATTCCGTTTTTGCGTTCTTTCATAATTCTTGTAGGAACAATAGCTTTAATTCCTTTTGAACGGATTTGGTTCATGATGTCTTCTTCTTTACCCGTTAAAACTTGAATTACATACCAATTCATATTGCTTACCTCAATGTCTTTTCCGCTTCAGCTCCTTGCTCAAGCTGTTTTTTAGCTACATCATAAACCTTATCGTATACATCAGGATGCTCTCTTCCCAAAGTGTCAAACAATTTATCAAGTACAGCTTGCATACCGTTTTCTTCTTTTGTCTTGATAGAACTGTCAGTACGTCTTTTGTATGTTTTTGTTCTTGCAAGACTCATAATGTCTCTTACTGCATTCCCAATACTCATTTCATCCCATTGATCATCCGGCGCTGCCATTATTCTTTCCATGAGTTTCTGTGCAACTATTGACATTAACACTTCCACATAATCAAGTTCAGGATACTTACTCATAGCTTCAGTAATTCTTCTGAGATTTTCCTGATTCATTACAGCCATCTGTAAATCTGCATTTAATCTTCTTGCATACCGGAAAACTGCGCTGAAGGAAATATCAAATCCATGTTCCTTTATAAAGTCGCTTATATCCTGATATGTGTATTCTTGCGGTGTCATTATCATCTGTTCGACAGATGACTTGAGCTCAGGAGGGAGGCTTGCTATTTTACAC